CAACTTGCTTGTCAGCAGTGATTTTGCCGGGGGTCAGGCTGGTGGAGTCGGTGAGGACTTCCAGGTCGCCAGACAGGTTTGCCTTCCAGAAAGGCACGTTAACGAAGTCACCACCCTCAGTTGCATTCAGTTCCGCCATTGGCTGCACAACGCCGCTGGCAAGAAACTGATTCCGCAGAGTCGATTGCTCGATCACATACGGAGTAAAAATTTCGGGGATGATGACATCAGAGCGAAGAGTCGCCATGATGAATCCTCAGGGAATTTGCTGTTTGCGGGCGTAACCCAATAACGGAACGGCGTAACCATTCACGTTCGACGGTTACATCTTAAGCAGAAGCCGCCGCAGTTTTCAATTTTTCGTAGAGATCACGATCCGTGCGGAACAGGCGCGACTGCTCAGTTAGGTTGAAGTTCTCGGGCAGGAATGGGTTTTTGATGCCAACCGGTACGTCGGTGCCGCTGATCTTCGTGCCAACAGGTGCGCCCGAGCCTTTGACGTTGGATGCCTTGAACAGGTAACCACGTTCAGACTTGAGACGTTCCACCCACTGATCCATGGGAATTTCGTTGTAGCCATCAACAGCGATGGGGTTGCCGCTGTCGTCAAGCTTCAACTGATCACGCACTAAGCGCAATGCATCGTGTGGATTGTGGGCGCCCTGTTCGGCAAGGATTGCAACCACGCGGTTGTCAAGTTGATTGACGGTCAGCTGTGATTCAAGCTCGGCAATACGTTTTTTGTAGCCGTCTTCACGCTCTTGGAATTGCTGAGCATATTGTTTCAGGGCTTCGTCGTATTTGCCTTTGGATTCAAGCTCCTCCTGTTCCTTCTTGCGCTTGAACTCAACAAGCTCCTGAACATTGAGCCCATCGGGCAGTGCTGGTGTCTTTTCCTTGGCTTCTTTGAGTTTGCCGATCAGCTCAAAGTTTTTGCGTTCCAATGCCTCAACGCTTCGCTTCAACGCGTCAAGATCATCACTAGATGCAGTTGGCGTAGCTTCCTGCAATTGCTCGTCAGACATGAAAAACCCGTAGGGTAACAATCAGAGTGTATATGTAGGTTTACACCTTGTCACGTCATGTCGAAGCGGGAGTGGGATACACCAGTGCGTGGACCATGGAACCCAGTTATTCACCACTGCTTGAAGGCGGTGGATTTGCACATGATGGAGTATTTGGCGACGGGTGACCCGTGGCACGCAAGAAACGCGCAGGCGCTACGTGCCTATGTGACGTGCCTAAAGGATTGGATTCAGCACCAAGAGCAGCTTTAGTCGTCGTCGTCTTCGTTGTCGTCGTCTTCAACGCAAATGATGACCTCTACGCCCTCGGCAAGCCTGCCCATCAATGCGCCAAGGGTTTCAGGGCTGGTAGGACACGGGAAGACAAAACGACCTTCGATGATGCCGTCGCTGCACTTGAGGTATGTGCAGTTGCCTTCCCAGATGCGGCCTTTCATTTTTTGGGTTTGCGTTTTTTAGCTGTCTTGGCAGCAGCCTTGAAAGCGCCTTTATCCGGGTAATCAGCTTCACCGGGGCGTGCCTTGCGTTCTTTTTCGCCGGCTTCAATCCGCTTGCGCTTGGCAGCAATGTTGGCGTACAGGCCAGGCTTTTTGCGTGCCATCACTTTTTACCTTTGGTCTTACGGGCTTTGCCGGCTTCGCTCAGTGCAATGGCAATTGCCTGTTTGCGGCTCTTGACGGTTGGACCTTTGCCCTTTCCGGGCTTGCCGCTATGCAGGGTGCCTTCCTTGTATTCCTTCATCACCTTGCCGATCTTCTTTTCGGTTTTGGTCGGCTTTTTAGCCATTGTTTGAACCGTAGAGTTCTTGCAACACTCTAAGTGGGACTTCAGATCCGTCTTCACGCACCATGCGACTTAATGCCTGTTGCGGGCCAAACTTTTTACTGAGACGATCAAAGTAGGCGACGCGCGATTTACCCAGTACCTCTTCCTGATACGCCTTTGGTTGTTTCTGTAGCCACTTACCGTAATTGGTACTGGCTGAAACTTGGCCGCCTTCTGCAGCACGCTTGCCTTCACCAATTACTTCCTCGGGCGGACGCAGGCCAAGGGCGCGGTAATCAACGATTGGAATAGTTGTTGACCTGCAGTTGAAGTGAACAGGCGGTTGCGGTCCCTTGCCGTAAAAGTATTCTTCGCCGTCAAGGCTGCGGCAGATTGCTGAGGTGCGGCTATCCAGCGTGGCAACGTAACGGTATTTCTTAGTTACGTCCTGATTGGCTTGGTAAACGTTTTGGCTGGCTGTGTTGGCCACCTGCTGCACACTTGTGCGTACAACGGTCAACACTTGGTGATCGGCCATCTTGATCAGCTCGCCACCTGCCAACGCCTGCTGCTTTGCTGTTTGAGCCAACTGCCCAAAATCAAGGTTGCCCACCAAGCGACGTGCAATCTGCGGCGTCGGTTCACCGGCAAGGATGCCCGTTCTGATTGTGGTGTTGAAGCGTTGTGCCTGTGATTCGGCAAGACCGCGAAACGCCTTTTCTACGACCTGTCCGTTTGGTAGTGTGATTGCTGCGCCTTGACCTGCCGTCAGGTTGAAGCCACCAGTGCCTGGCAACGTGAAGTTCAAGTCCGTTGGATCAACCGTGGCAACAGTGGCAGCAAAGTTCGGGGCCACCTCAACGGTGTTTACTGCTTGCTGAGCAACAACGCTGGGTTCAATGCCGCGGCCACCAGCTTGACCACCAGCAACGGCCAGCCGCAGTTGATCAGTGACAAACTCTGTTTGCAGCTCGGCTAGGCCCTGCAGTTCACCGGCTGCGTATGCGGTGCTGCGTTGCGCCCAGCTGTCTAGCGATTCCTTGAGCTGCGCCAGCAAGACACGCAAACGCTGTGCCTGCACTGATGCCGGGCTAACAATGCCACCGCCTGCTGTGGGTACACCAAGATCGATGCGGCGTAGGTCGTCTACAGCGCTGAGGATGATGCTGTTGTAATCGCGGACAATCTGACCGGCTACAGCATTGCTGAAACGGTTGAGATCAATGGCGTTACGGTAGATATTGGCGACAGGATCATTGCGGTTGATACGCCGCTTGAATTGCTCAATGTTGAGCAGGCGAGGAGTAACGCCTGATTGCGTCATTGCATTTCATCGTCAGGGCTTTGATCGTTGGGCATCTCTTCGCCTGATACGTCTTCGGCGCCAAGGTTTTCAGGCCCGCCAATTTCAATTAGCCCGCCGCTTTGCGTAGCCTCTAGCTCTTCCTCAACATCAAAGTCGTCGCCCAGTACTTCGCCTTCTGCCAACTGATCGAGCAGTGTTTTCTGGGTGATGGTGCCAGCGGTGTACAGCTGCAGCAGGGCGAGGATTTCGGCGGGTTCAAGGCGTGCGCCCACAAAATCCCGATTGACAAAGCTGCTGCCTGATTGCTGTTGACCAAGGTAATCAGCGTGATACCGCAGGCAGTTATCGATCAGATCTTGTACCTGCTGAGCGATGACCATCATGGTGCTGTCGCCTTGGCTGCGGTCAATCCGTTTTGCCTCGGCAGTTTCAGCACTGAGCTTTTGACCAAGTACGGCAGACAGGCCAAGCTCGTTGATCTGCGCGGCAAGTTGCTCAAGCCGGCGGAACTGCGCCTCATAACTTTTGCCATCGGGTTCGATGTATTCAGCACGGCCTTCAACAGGGAAAGCAATGGCTTCACCAGGGCCGGCGGATACTTCCTCGGCAGACGATGGGAAGCCGTAGAAAGCGAGCATTGGCACGCCGCTGATGTGCAGCATGTTGTCCAGATCGCTCTGGATCTGATAGGTCTTGAGGTTTAGCTCTGCAATGTCTTCCAGCGGTGGGCGTGACTCAAGCAGGCCAACACGGTTGGAGTAGGCAACGGAGAACGGGATGTAATCAAGACTGGTAGTGCCTTCTGAAACGATCTCGTACTGGCCTTTGGTGTCGGACTGCCGGTGCAGCTCGTAGGAGCCCGGTTTGAGTACGCGGATCTGCTCTAAGTATTTCTCACCAAACTCACCATCTGGCACCACGATCAACTCACGCAGGCGCAGCATGGTCAGCTTCTGTGCGCCGTTGATAATTTCAGATCGCCAGCCCAAAATATCCCTTGGGTTGTAAGTCACCCAATACGGGCGAAGTGATGCAGTGTCAGTGATGTTTTGCAGCTCATCATCTGTTTCACTGGGGAAATCAACCAATACGCCAGCGTGGCCGTAGCGCACAACCTTGCGGGCTAATTCGTAGATAAAAATGTTTAGGTCGTTGCCTTGTAGGTCTACATCGAAAAGCTGCTCACGGATCACATCTGGTACGTCGTCCAGCCGTACAGGCTTACGAGTCAACATGCCGGCCAGCATCCGTTCAAGGCGCTGGTAATACGGCGGGCAGACGCTACGGGCTAGGCGATTGTCGTATGACTCGTCTTGCTCGCGTGGTTCCTGCGGCAGATAGCGACGATGCTTGCGGCGCATCCCGAAGGTGCCTTCCATCAGATCCTCGATCAGGATCCAGTGCGGTTCCTGCGCAGCCCAAGAGTTGCTGGGATCTTGAACCTGCGTGGCCTTGCGGGTCAGCAGCCGGTCGTATGCATTGAAACCGGTGTACATGATCCGCCGCGTTTAGCCGTAGTTTGATTCTATTCGTAAATGTAAGCCGGGCCTCCGATACCGCCCGACGCGGCGTTCAGCCTTTCGTACTGAACCGACCCGGCAGATCAAAGTTTATGCGGCTTCGTCGGCGCTGCTGATTTCATCGTCTAGAGCGTCACCGGCGTCGTTGAAGTCGTGGTCATAGAGCCACTGTTGAACGGCGGTGAGCATGGCTGAGGCGGCGTCGTTGAAGCTGTAGGAGCCGTCAT